AACTACTGTTCCTATGGTATCGGCTGTACCGCCTGAGTTTGGTCGCCATTTATAAATTTTGCCATCACCAGAGAAACAAAAGATTAAATGCTCTCCCCAGTTGTCAAAAGAAAAATGACCTGTGTCTAGTGGTAAACCTGATTGTGAACGAGCGTCACCATAATCTTCTACATTGTAATGATATGCACCAAAACCAAGAGGGTCATTACTTGCATCATTAACAAAACCAGACGGAGTAATATCAGTCCAAGTGTTGTTGTATAAAACATAAACCTTTTCTCTTGTACCAACTGCTAATATTGGTTGGCCCAAGTTATCGTTGTAGGCGTACATCCCAATGGGTGCGCCATCTAGTGCTGTGGTTTTAAGTTTTGTCCAGCCACCTATAGGTTTAAGGTAGCCATTTTCAAAGCGAACTAAATTCCCGTCAACCCAACGACCTTTGTTGCCATAATCAGTTCCGTTCTTGACTATGCCTGCGGGTGGAGTAATTGGGAATAATGCCATTCACTTATCTTTTAATATTAAAGTTTAAAGCCAGTAAATGTATTAAATTACCAACTTTAGAAATAAACAAATCGTCTTTTGTTGATGGTGTAAAGTTAGCAACAATACTTGCTAGGCAAACTATAAATGTTGTTGTGTTAATAATGTCTACAATGTATTCCATATTAAGCTACTAATTGTTTTGTTTCGCTAGTTGGATTAATCTGCCCTGCAATGTTTGCATCAAGGTTATCTTTTAAAGATTGCACCTCTTCTTCACCCATAGCACTCTCGACCCAACCCTGTACCTCTGCTGAAGTTACGCTATCAAAGTCTATAAAGCCTGATAGGTCTGAAGTGTCTAAAGACTGAGTACCATATACAGATGCTGTGTAGGGATTGCCCTCTGCATCTACTTGAGTATCAGTAGCGTTCAAACGCCAGTGTACGTTATAAATAACGTCAGTGTAGTCTCCGTCAGTAGGGTAAACGTCTACTGTGTTTACATCCCATTCATATGATATTGACATTTTTATTTTCCTCTTTGGTTATTAGCTTTCTAAAGCTGTTATACGAGCCTCTAATGACTCTATTATTGTTTGTTGTTCTTGTAGTGCTTTGGTTAAAAGTGGTACGAGTTTGCTTTGGTCTATGCCTTGATATTCAGGATTTCCATCCGCATCAACTGCATCCTTAACACCACTGATAGCTTCAGGAACTATGTCTTGTACTTCGTGTGCCAAGAATCCATCTACAGTTGTATCTGCATCAGCGATAAAGTTAAAGCGTGATGGCTTAAGTTGTTTTAGCCTTGTGGTTGCATCCCAATCAGTTACTACATTTTCTTTTAATCTGTAGTCTGAAGATGTGTTGTAAAGTGTTGATGAGCCACTAACTTGTATAGTTCCCACAACACCATTAGGGTTAAAAAATTCTGCAAGACCAGAAAGAGCTGTGGTAGAAGAAGATGACCGCAATACAGAATTAGCACCATTTTCTTCAAACCCTGCTCCAGATACAGATGCACTTGGAATAGAGGTGCAATTAAATAATACATGACCAGCACTAGTAATCATTAATTTGTCATCATTTGCAGTGCCTTTTGAAATTGAAAAATTTTCTCCAACATTTCCGCTTACACCAACCTTCCATTCAGGTGTTTGTGTATCACCTCTATCAAAAGAAATGTTTGGTGCATTATTTCCATGAACCAAAATGCCATGATAGTCTGTCGCATCTTTAACAACTAACTGCTGGGTGGCTGCGGATTGACCAATTCCAACATTTCCAGAAGTATTAAAGCGAACTTTCTCACTTCCATCAACCTGAAAAATATGGTTACCTCCCACATTGTATACAAAGTTAGAACCTTGTGATGTACCTACAGTATTACTAAAACCATAAGCACCAATTCCTAAATCAAGGCTATCGGCTTCGTTTTCTATTGTAAGTGGATAATCTGTTGTTGAATTTGAATCTGCTTTGATGTGTAAAAGAGTGGCTGGTGAGGTGGTGTTTATGCCGACAAATCCATCATGGCTAATTCTTAGCCTCTCTGTGCCATAAGTAGAACTAGGTGTTTTTAGGGCTGAACCAGCATCGCCTGTAAAAAAGGCTAAACCTGTTGGCATATCTGTAACACTATTAAACGCACCTTCAGCTATACCAGCAATAGTTCCTGCATAAGAAATATTTGATTCAGTTGAGTCAGTATGATTGCCACCAAAGTAAATAGTACCTAAGATTTTATTATTAGGAACTTTAGCACCTGTGTTATAAGCCTCTAAAACTAAACCACCTGAAAAAGATTTATTTGTATTACCATCACTTCTTTGCCCTTGTACTCTTACATAAGGTGCATTATTTATTGTACTTGCATCTCTTATAAATAAACCAGCTTCATTATTTGCTGTTATTTGAACTTTGCCCTCATAATCTGTTGTAGAATTTACCAAAAGATTTCCTACGCTATCAATTGACATAGCAGTATTTGCTAGTTTTGTATCTGTACTAGCATCACCATAAAGAAAATCTAATCTGTTTGAATCTACAAATAATTGAAAGTCTGTTGCAGAACCTGAAATATCTTCAAAAACTAAATTAGGTCTAAAACCTTCAATAAGAACATCAAAGTTATTATTTGCAGCAGCATCATCTTTGACGTGTAATATAGCATCAATATCAGTGGTGTTAATACCAACACTACCCGATGAGTCTATAGTCATAGCAGTTGAAGCTGCTGTTTGTATTCCTAATGAATCATCAGAGTGGTTATAAAATATATTACCTCTAGCGTTTGAGTCTGCATCTCCGAATCTAATTCTAGCTACAGAACTACTGCCAGTTAAGAAAGTCATACCAACATTAGCAGATGATTCTAAAACTAACTCATTAGCATCAGTTGTTGCTGTAACAATACCAGCAGAGCTTGAACTAACATGTAAATTTCCATCGGGACTAGCAGTACCAATTCCAACATTCTCACTACTATCAATAGTTATAGATGTAGAAGTAGCATTATCGTCAATACCATTAGATGTAAAAGTCGTAAATGTACCTGCTGCTGGAGTAGTGCCACCAATGACAGAGCTATCAATGACTGCTCCGTCTAAGTTAATTGCTACCGATGTGCCAGTAGCACTAAAGATTGCATCTAGGTCATCTAAATCATTGTTTAACTTAGTTCCCCAGGTATCGGTGGATGCGCCAACCTCGGGTTTGGTAAGGTTTAAATTAGTAGTAAATGTATCTGCCATAAAAAAATTCCTTTAAGCTGCGTCTTGTTTGCCTAATGTTGTCCAGTCTGAAGGTGGTACAGATTCTTCTGTCCATGTACCGCTAGTTGCATTTTGTTCTGTCCATTCACCATTTGTTGCATTTTGCTCAGTCCATGTTCCGCTTATAGCGTTTTGATCTGTCCATGTCTCTGCTGGAACTATAATGTCATTCCATTTTAAACCACCAACAGCAGAAAAACCACTTGTTTGTTGAATGGTTGCTGAACCACGATCAATTTGTCTACCAGTCGCCTCAAAATCTGAAACTGCTGGTAAGGTTGCATTTGCACTGATAGTGAATCGACCTGTACCAGTCATATCAGAGATTGCTGCTATAGAGGAAACACCACGATCTATTTGTCTACCTGTGGCCGTCATACCAGATGTTTCTGGTAATGTTGAAGATCCTAATTTAATTAAGACCCCAGCAGATGTCATGTCACTGGTTGATGATATGGTTGCAACACCCCTATCAATTTGCGTACCTACTGCACTAAAGTCTGATACTCCAGCAATGGTCGCAACACCTCTGTCTATTTGTCTACCTGTTGCAGACATTCCAGATGTCTCAGCTATAGTCGCTGATCCACGATCTATTTGTCGACCTATAGCTGAACCGCCTGAAACTGCGGATATAACTGATGCACCAAACTTAACAACCTCACCATTACCAGTAAAGCTTGAGGTTTGTGCAAGGGTGGATGACCCTAATTTAATAACTGTACTGACTGAATTAAAGTCGGAAACGCCTGGTATGGTAGCAACACCATAGCGTATAACTGATGATTCAGCAGTAAATCCTGATGTTTGGGCGGATGTAGCTACACCAAAATGATAAACGGGAGTTCCATAGTCGGACTTCCCGTATGTGTATAACCCGTAGCCTACTGAGGCCATGGTATTAAGCTAATGTGATGTCTAAATCACCAGCGTCAAATCTGAATACATCTCCTGTTGATACAGTTTTTGAAGTGGTTAAATCTGCATATGCAAGTAAGTTACCACCAGATGAAGCATCTAAAATACCAACTGCAACCACAGTTCCGTAATCGGCTGTAGCTGTTGGGTATTCGATTGCAGCAGAATTACTCGCTGTTGTGGGGGATGTGCCTGAGACAGTAAAAGTTCCAGTTTGTCTTACATAAGAACCACCTGTTACTTCAGTACCACCGCCAGTATCGTCAGGTGCTACTGTATACAAAGCAACATACAAAGTTGCAGGTGCTGTATAAGCAGTACCGCCAAATACATGGTCAAGTACCTTGTCTTCTAAATAATCACTAAATCCAGCCATTTTCTATACTCCTAGTTATTACCAAAATAATAAATGTCTTTTCTGCGTTTTCCATATGTTCTTCTTCTTTGCATTAAAGAACCTTTTGCAAACTCAGCTTTTTCTTGCTCTAGTCTCATTTCTTCTAAAGCCTTCTCGAACTGTGCTGTAAATAGTGGCACTCGTTCATCTTCCATTAAATAGATAGAAGCGTGTTTTAGTGATCCATAAAGGTAAGCATCTGGATATCCTGTGGATAAAAAGTTACTCGTATTAGAATCGCTTAACGCATCTATCTTTCCGTAGTAGGTTAATTGTACTGTATAACTTCCGTCTGGAGTAGGTGCAAATTCAATTGAATCATCTACCAATGCAAAGTAAATAGGTTGTCCTGTTACATTGTCATTAGACTTTCTGTATACATCCAATGATTCTATGGATTGTTGAAACAAAGGTGAAAAGTCACCGCTATCAATTTGTATGTTTATAGCCTCTAACCAATCAGTTGGTACTGATATGTATTGTGAATCTAATGTTGCAGTGGCTCTTTTAATCATGCCTTTAACTCTTAATCTGCGGTTAAATTCTGATTCTGTACTATCTATAAATGAATCAATTACATCTGTTAAATCTGAACGATTTAAGTAATTTGCGATATTAGATTTTAATTCTGCGTATGTCATAGTTTACCTTGCCATGTTCTAAAGACTTTATTGTCTGAGTTATTTAACCATCTTTTCCATGCGTTCATATCATTTGCCCAGCCTTCTCGACAAGCTCTTTGATATACAACCAATGGTACTTCTGCCACATGGCGAAGATCTTTACCTGGCTTAACATTCTCTGCAATGTTTTTACAATGTTCGATTACTGGACTTACATCTTGAGTGGTATGAAAGATATCTTTACCACCTTCAGTAATAAACTCGTTAGTAAAACCAGTCTTATGATCTATAACAGTTCTTTTAGCCATGCAAGAATTTTACCACAAAAAAAAGGGATGCCGAAACATCCCTTTAAGGTTCTTAACCGAGAACTTAACTTACATTAAGGTCAGCAACAACACCATGAGCAGCTTCGTTGGATACTTCTAATCCATACTCAACCACGATCATTTTGGTCATTGCATCGCCTATTGTAGCAATGTCAACTGTTTTGAAATCACGCAAGTAAGATACTTTTGCATACTCAGGATCAACCAACAGTAAAGATCTTTCTCTTGATCTGTTTGATGGAACGATTTTCAGTTCACCAAAGTCAGATGAGTAGATAGATACTGATGCTTCAACTGTGTTTGCATCGATCATTTGTCTTGCTTGAGTTCTACCTGTGAAACCAGAGATAACTTGTTTGTTATGTGGGCCACAAATAGCTAGTGAAGGTTCACCACCATTCTCAAAGCAAAGTTGTAGAACATCTTTCAACAAGTCTTCTGTTAGATCTCTTTGAGTTCCGTCAGTTGGAGCAGCGCCGCCACCAGTAGAAGCACCTGTAGCACCTCTTGAATCGTTGGATGTAATCCAAGACTCGAAACCACCAGTTACACGAGCAGTTGATGCATCGCCAGTTGTTTTGTCGCCATTTTGACAAAGAGCTTCTTCCATATCTCT